GGAAATGCCGATGTGCTTGGAACGAGAGGCGGTCGGAACGATGCAGTGAAGATCGTTCTTCGGCATGACGCGAAGCTGGATATTCCAGTCCCATCCGCTAGGCGAGTTGTCAGAAGAGCCACTCGAATAGTCGAAGTCCCAAGTGTCGCGGAGATGCTCGACCCATGAGCCATTATCCACCATCCAAATGTTACCCGTGAACTCCGTTGTGCGATGCCATGTTGCGGGATTGTTGTCAGCGTTTTTGCCTACCCATTTGGCGCAAGCGGCCATTGTATTTTGCAGCCAATCATTCTTGGTTAAATGGAAGAAATTCAGCACATCCGGCGACACTAAGAAGTCGTCCTCACCAAGGATCACATACTTCGCACCCTCGATGCGGAAACAGTGGTCAAACAGATGCCAAGGGTTGCGGAGGACACCGAGCTTCTCCTTGTTGAGGTGCTTGATGATCGGAACAGGAGACTTGGCGGCGAACTCGTCAATAACCGCCACGCATTCATCACGCTTGTCCGTTGGCTCGATGAAGAAGTGGACGGATGAGACGAGGCTCAGATCGGTGCCAAGCCATGAGTTCAGCGTAGGTTTGAGGTATTGCGGCCTATCAGCGCAGGTGAAAGCGAGGATCGTCTGGTTTTGGAGCCTGTCGAAAACCGCTTTGCCGTGCGCGTAGCGTTCTTTGGAGTTGGATTTGCGTGCTACTTCGTCCTCGGTGCCATAACCCTGACTGGGATTTTTGTGAACAAAGCCAAGGTCCACTTTCCCGCCCTGTGTGGCATCAACGTAGCCCCAGCGTTTTGCCAACTGGCTTATGTGATCGTCACAGAAAACACTACGGAAACTTGGATGAAAAATGTAGCCAACCGCTTCGTAAAAGCGTCGAGACACAATCGGGTGGCATATAAGTTGATCTTTTCTGTGTTTGTCTCCAACATGCAAAACATCAGCTCCGTTCGCCATATATGATCGAATGACTTCATTCCAACCAAAACAGGGCTCAAAATCGTCATCTACTACAACCAAAATGTCTCCAGTGGCCTTCTCTGCGGCAGCATTCCATGCCTTGCACACACCTTCCTGACCATAAGCCACAACCGCATCAGGAAATGCCTTCTGTGATTCAACATCATCGTGATCGACAGCAGTTATGATTTCGACATTAGGATCGTGTTCGCAACGATCCATCCATAGTTTTTGACAAGCCTTTGCTTCTGCCTGCCTCTTCGTTGCATGAAGGATTGATATTCTCATTTTTGAAAGTTAATCTGTCTGACTTTTTGGGAAAGTGTTTTGTTTATGCTCCAACCCATTTTTAGCCTAGCATGAATTGTGCTTGGCTGAATTCCAGTTATTTCAGACCATTCTTTCACGGTCTTTTTTAAACCATGCAAGTCAAGTATAACGTTGGTTCTTCTATTTCTAGCCTGCTGACTTGGAGTGGCCCACCTGCAATTTTCAGGTGAGTAGCCCTTTGAATTATCAATGCGATCTAGCGAATGCGTTAAGGTTGGCTTTCTGCCCATATCCGCAAGGAAGTTTTCAAATGAGTTAAACCATCGCTCGCAAGTCTTTATTCCAACAGCGCCATATTTAGCGTAGGATTTGGAGCTCGGATTAGTTGTCCTAGCCTTCATCGAAAGCCAAGTTTTGTATTCAGGAGTAACTTGCAAACGCTTAGCATTTGCATGTTTTAATGGGCCGCTTCTAGGAATACATTTCCCGCAGCTTTTTGTGTGCCCGGCAACCAATGCTGGTCCATCGACAGATTTGATGGTTCCGCAATCACATTTACACAGCCAATGCCGATGACCATTCTTGTCCTGATGGCTAAATTTAAGCACAATAAAATTGCCAAATCTTTCGCTGCTCAAATTTCGTATTTTTGATCTACGGACACATCCGCAACTTGGGTGTTTGGAAAAGAGCAAGTTTGGCTTCTGAAGAATTCTTTCGGAGCCACATTTACATAAACACTTCCACATTTGTGTGTTGTGCTGATTGTTGCCAGCAAATTCAACAACAAGGTATTCTCCAAAAACAAGGCCAGTTAAATCTTTTGATCTGATTGGCTTGATTGAGCTTTTGTTTGGTGCTTCTGTATCAGACGCTTCATTCATGGTGTTTTCATGGTTGAGGTTAGCTGGCCTGATTGTTGACGCGATCAGGCCAGCGCCATTTATGCTATTTGATGGCAGATGTCAAATTTCTTCAACAATGTAAGGGTAAACTTCAACATACTGGCCGTCGATGAGATTTGATCTACCAATTTGAGTGGCGTAAATGCCTTTCATGGGATCATCAAGCGTGATAGCAGACGATGTTGCCCCCATCTCTCTTTTTACCCGGACAAACGTATAATTTGAATTTCGAGGATCAATGCAGGCGAGTAAAAAGTCTTCATATTCAGCAGTCATCCACTCTGGATTAGCGACAACCTTTCCTACTTTGGGCATTGTAGGCTCAACGCCGCAAACCTCAATAGCAGAAGCGCAAAGAGCACCAGCAGTAGTCTTGAAAATAGAGCGGCGGTTCATCAGAGCTTGCTTAAAATGTGAGCTTTCAGTTGTTCCTCGCGGTGTATTTTGACCTTTTCTGCGATTTGATGATCGGCGCTCGGAGTGCCTTCCTCTGTGTTGATAGACGCCCAACCTGATTTAGGCTCAGTGGGCACTCCGTCAGGATCGGAATGAGATGATGGACTGAAAAGTTTTTTGATGTTCATATCTGTTTCGCCCACCCACCTCCGAATGAGATGAGTCGGCTGTCAGGAAGCATACTCTGCGTTGGTTTCTTGGTCAAGAAGGCAAGGTCAAACTCCGCCATTTTGCGAGGCCGGATCACAACAGCGGCTTTCTCGTTGGAGGACAGACCGTGGCGGACACGGGCGACAAAAAGTGCCATAAGTGTGCAATCTCCGATGTCGGGACTTTTCTTAGTCCTTAGCCTCATGTCCTTCTTCGACTCGATCTGAACCACGTTGGCTTTCTCCTTGTAGGTTCGGGCGCAAAGCTCGGCTACCACGTCCGGCTTCAACCCTCGAAGCTGGCCTGTTCTGACGAGTTCCCGTCCCACATACCAAAGCTCGGAGGCCATGTTGAAGAAACGCTCGCTTCCTTTGCGGTTATCATTGCGAGAGACTGGCATATCAGAGGCCCGTCCAGAAAAGCACACGTTGATAAATCCCATGCCGATGTCGCGGGCAATAAGGGCGCTGAAAGGCTCACCGCCACCTGTCGCATCAATGGCGAAGTTGCGGATGTCCACGCCATGCTCTTTTAGCTTCTCCTTGGTCAACTTGACCACCCATTCAACCTTGGAAATGGTCTTGTTCGTGATGTCGTCATCGAGAACGTAGATGTGCGTCAGTTCAAACACCTTTTGCCGAGTTTGTGTGTCCACATTGACAGCAACGCCAGACTTCCCGATGGCGAGAGCAGCACGGTCGCCACCATGCACAAAGCCGGGGTCAAGAGCAGCCACCATCACAGGAGGCTCAACCCATGTCGTAACCGGGCGGTCTGCCCCATACTTGACGATTTCCGTCTCGGTATAAATGGAATCGAGGTCGCCAGCAGGACTCCAGTAGCCACGAATCTGCTCGTAGTAGCCCTTGGTCTTGGTTCCAATGGGGCCGATCTGTTGCAGCTTTTCGAGTGTGAGCAGCCCCTTCCACCTTTCCTCGCCAAGGACGACGTTGGGGGATTTTTCACCGTCAAAACGGATGCAGTATCCTTTGAGGCCAAATGGTTCGATCTCCGTCTCCCATTCAATGTCATCCTCTGTTACAGTTGACCAGCCCCCTTTGGGTCGGGAGATGATGCCACCCGGATCGTAGTAACTATTCGGGTTGAATGCGCCCGCCAGCTTACATTGCTTGTTGGCCGTGAGGTTGTTCAGAACCGTGTTGAGCAGGGAATGCTTCAGTGTGGCGAACTCATCCCCCATCACGATCATGCGTTCAGCCTTCGTTCCTTGGAGTTTGTCGGCAGACTCTTTCTCAGAGGAGCTTTCGGAGGCCAAGAGAACGATGCCTCGCGTTTCGGATTTGACACCTTGGAACTCGTAGCGAATGCGGTTTTGCGAGTCCACCAGCTTCCCCGGCATGACGTTGGGACCGAAAAACTTCTCAAGGTGAATCCAGATGAGTTTGATCTTGCCCCACACCTTATCTTTGGCGGCGGCTACCGTAGTTGAAGTTACTATGACCTTAGTATCTTTTGGGAAGAGAAAGAACCACATTGCACCTATCAAGGCTAGGGATTCCGTCTTAGACGACGACTTGTGCCCCGCAATCGCAAGTATGTTGTGCCTGTAAAAGTTGTCCAGAATCCGCATGGCGTTCGGATTCCACTCAAAGTAAAAAATCCCCCTTGGATCGCCAAAGATGATCTTCGTGAAGTTCACAAAATGCTGCTGCCAGCTAACCAACTTGTTCCCCGGCAGGGACTTCATGCGCTCGTAGTCACGCAGAATGCAAAGCTCGATATACCAATCAGGACAGGGGATGATCCTGTTCTTTGGTCCCCAAGGTTTATTGGGCCAGACGCGCCCATACTTGATGACGCGGTTGTCTGCTGTTTTGCCTGCCATTCAAGGCAGATTAGGCGTCAAGGTGAGATTTGCAAATTACTTCTCGCAAGCCTGCCAAGCGTTTGCGTCCCATTTGCCGGTTTCAAGAGAGTCGTTGCGTTCGTAATCTAACTTGAGTGTTTCCCAGCT